CACGCGTTTAAGCGTGTGCGGATTTATATTGCGATTTGGACAATCGTGAGACTGCTTCTCTTTTTGAGAGATGCGGTTACTAGTCTATATGTGTATTCATTTACACATCCATCCCCTTGTCCTGGGGGTGATGACTGAAAATCAGTATAACTTTGGCTGGTTGATAACAATAGTTTACATTGTTGTCTGGTGGATTGGGGGGCTATGGCCCCCCTTAGGATTTATATATCCTATACGGCATCTACTGCCGCACGGCACTCCCTGAGTGCCCATGGCACTCATTGAGTGCCATCTATGTGTCACACACTTTATAGGTAGAGTGTGTTACTACGTCTTTTAGACGTGTTATTTATTGATGATGACCTATACATCAGATGATTTCGTGCCTCTTCAACAAACGTAGCTGTTGAAAGAGATCGTTTCCCTTTTGAGGGCTCTGTACTTGTAGCTTGTCGGATATTTATTTCCATAATTTTAGACCTATCAATTCGGTTCGCTGCAGAATCGTTTTTCATAAACCCATCCTTTGGGGTTTTTAAATTATACTTTGGGCGTTATTTTCTAGTTGTTGACGTTACAACATATTTGGACTAAGCTGGGTTTTGTCCACCGGTATGGAGTGGCGCTTTAGAACTACGGGTTGTATTGCGTTACGTGTCTGGGGTAGCACCCTAGGACGTCTATTCTTCACATGATGTAGGACCCTTATGTTGCTCTGTTCCTTGAGCGACTTTGGATCGATCCTATCACGTTTATACGTACATCTTGTGTAATTGCCGAGGATTAGTGAGTTGAGGATCACTTTTTCGAAGCATAGGCGTCTGGACCTCTGTCAAGGAACAGACTTCGTTGGGGGATGAAGTAAAAATCCCCCACCGTAGTTGTTCGACAGAGGTCCAGCACACACACTCCCCTTTTAATGTTAATCATGTTTAAGAACGATGATTTTCCTTTCCCTCCTCCTGACAAATCATCAGGGAAAAATACTGTGCCACTTGATGGTGTGGAGTTTCCCTCTTGTTTTGCCCCCGACCGTTTTGTTACGGATTCAGATTCTCCCTCTGGGGAGAATGACTTCGAGTGTCCCCCCCCTCCTCTCATAGATGAGGACGGGGTGGATGCTTGCGATGATCGCCATTCACTTGGTGATCTGTCGTCTAAGAAGTCTTTGGTAAGCAGTGTACTTCCAACGGATTTAGATTCTCCCTCTGGGGAGAATGACTTCGAGTGTCCCCCCCCTCCTCTCATTTTTTTAGATGAGGACGGGATGGATGCTTGCGATGATCGCCATTCACTTGGTGATCTGTCGTCTAAGAAGTCTTTGGTAAGCAGTGTACTTTCAAACACACTGTATGGCTCTATTGATTCTGACATTTCTGAAGATTCGGACGATTTTTCGGACATGACTGACTCAAGCGATGTAGATATCACAGGAGCTCTGGTAGCTGAGCTTTCTGATAGAATGATCAAGAAGATTGGCTCACTATCTTTGCAAATAGTTTCATTTGCCAAATCAAAAGATAAAGGACCTTTACAGGTCCTAGCTTTTATAGATACATTGTTACATTATCTAGAGGTTAATAAGGCTGTCTACGGCTTTTGTTACCAACAGTTTAAGAATCTTATGCGCATTAGCACTTCATCTTCTTCTACTGTCGAACCCCAATCATTTAGTGAGGCTGCGACGGCTGATATTATCAAGTATGTTACTAATAATTTAGATACGATTGTTAAGAAACTTGTTGGATATATTTCAGCTATTGTGATAGCACCAAGTTGTTTAGGATCTAGCGATGCTTTCACCAGAATGGTGGGAGTTGCGCTTAAATCTTATAAATTTACGGCTATTAATTGTACTGCTGCAGTGGTTGATTCCATTGCCACGGGCTTGTGCTGTGTTGCGCAGTACATTGTAAGTTGTTCCTTTCCTAATTCAGTTTCTGCTTTAATAAGACGTTCTGTTGAGGTTAGGGATGACTTTGTTCGCAAGAAAGATATTTTTGATGAGTTTATTAAAGCTGATTTTGATATCATGTGTTTGCGCCTTAAGGGCGAGCTTTCCATGGCCCATTCAAAATATATGGGTGAAGAGAAGATGACTCTTGCCAATGCTATATTCACAGAACTTAAATTGCTCACAGATTTACACACTAGGATATTGTCCATTAGTGTCAAATGTAAGTCTGGTCCTAGACCAATTTCACTACTTATTATAGGTGAACCGGCCATAGGCAAATCAGAGGCTACTAATACGATTGTAGATATGATTGGCATGTTGTTTAATGGTTGTCCGTATACTCAAGCTCAGTTGGCACCTATGGTGCGTTCTAAGTTCTTTGACACGGTTACTAATGAGACTAAGGTTCTTTTACTTGATGATGTCGGTGCCACCAGTAAGGTTGGCGAGACTAGTGAAGCTATTACGGAGAATTACTGTAGATTGCTTATTGATGTTGTTAATAATGTCACTTTTAGAGCTAACAAGGCTGTGGCCGAAGATAAAGGCAAAGTATCTATTGAATGTCAGGCTGTCATAGCCACATGTAATTGGGCCAATCGCCATACGGACATTCAGTCTGCAGAGACGCCTTCAGCAGCTTTACGTAGACACGATCGTGTTGTTATGACATTGCGCGATGAGTACAAGGATGCTAAAGGTATGATAGACCTTCAAAAGATTAAGAATGAAGGGGGCAACCTTTATTTTATAAACCCTTGGTCCATATCTTATTATAGGTATAACTTTCTTAAGGCTAGGAAAGTTACTATGGCGTCTGGCCCTGCCGCTAGAGAGGTGATCCACGAAGAGTTGTGGGAACCCATTAAGTTTACACGCGGTGACACGTTGGTTGAATCCTTAGATATGACCACGTCTGACCTTTACATGTTGCTTGGTGAACAGATTAATTCTGGCAAACGTGATAGCGCTGCGGTTGATGTTATACGCAAGGCAACTGCTAATCATCTGTTTGGTATCGTTGAACCACAGAGTTTAGTTGTGTCAGCTTGCAAAAATTGCTTTATTGGTATTATCGTTTTCAACGTGTTACTTACAGTGTTTACATGGACTTCTGCACTATTGTGTGATTTTTGGATTCCATTCAAGGCTGTTCGATCGCGATTAGGTGTTGCTAGTATTTCCGCCCACAGAACTTATGATTCTAATGGGCGTTACATTTTGATTGCTGAAGAGTATGAAGGCTTGATCTCTAAGTCCTCTAATTTTACACGTGCCTTGCAGACTGTCTGGTGTGTGAATGTTTGGATATTTATAGAGTTCGTCGCCGCCATATTTAGATGGTTTTCATGCAAATGCAGTAAAGCAACTTTTTGCGGCACAATGCTAACCACACTTGGATTTTGGTTTACACTTCACATTCAAGTTTGGGTTCATTATTTCATGGTTGGTATAGTAGCTAGCAATCCTAGTGTTAGTAGGTGGTGCAAATACTTCGGTTTGACCGGAGCAGTATTGCAACATGTTTCTAAGAATATGTTAGTTATTACTGATCAACCCATACGGGTGAATAGTGTTAGCGAACGTGCCATGGTCGTTAGCCAGACAAGGCGCGGCTCATACCTTCACGGGTTACTATCTTTAGCTGCCGACCGCGAGAAGCAGTTAAGATACGGTAAGGTTATAGTTGGCGGCATATTATCAGGTTTGACACTTGGTATGGTAGTTAGGTTCACTAAATACATTATGAGCGCCACCGCGCTGGCCAGTTTGGTAACTCCGGAGTCCACTTTAAGCACTGACGGTATTATAACTGCGGTTAGTGACATTAAAATAGAAACACCAACTAAAAAGGTCGTTTACAAGGGACGTGCTGATTACCAATTACCTGGTGGTAATAAAACAGCGGTCTCTACCATGACGGCTGGACAATGCCAGAACATAGTTGTTAATAATATGGTTCGTATTCGTATCACACCTTCCGATAGTGGTACAGTTAAGGATATGACACCTTGCGATACATTCACTATGGCATTTGGTATACCATACATTACAAATGCCAGAGGTGTTGCCGTGTTGACGGTTGCACATCTTTTTCAGGTGCCTAGTAAGTATTACCTAGTTGAGTTATTTTTAAATGATGCACAACATGTTGACCCTTTTATTATTACTGCTGAACACATTTCCTTTTTAAATGATGTGGACGGCTTAGATATTAAAGGGGATCTCTGTATGTTTATGGGCAGAGGGACTGGTGATATGAAGAATCTGGACAAATTATTCAATGATGCCCCCCGTACTGTGGGGGATGCATGTGTTAGGATTGTTCCTAACCAGTTGTCCGACATTTATAGTCATCGTGATTCCGTGACATTGGTGCCAACTGTTTATACAGGTACTAAGAAGTACAATTATGATGTAGGTACTGGTGCGTCAGGTATGTTTCAGGGCCCTATCGGATGTTATTTTGACGGACAAGGTGGAGCAGGTTTGTGTGGCACTATTATCATGGGTGGCGGAGTGCCTATTGCCATGCATGTAGGTGAAGATCGTGGGATCCAGAAGATTATAGGTGTGCCTTTGTGCAAGTCGTGGATAGACGCCATGTATCACAATCTGGCCATAGGTATTGGTGGAAGATATTCCGCCCTGCCAACTATGATGCCGATGATCATATCTGAACCGCATTTGGATAGTGTTGAGTACACCACTCTCACAGTGACACCAAATGTTTATGTTAGGCCCGATAGTGCAATAGATAGAGCACGTGTCAAGGCCCAGCACTCTCTTATAGGCACTCTTCTTAGAGACGATGAGCCCATTGGTGTCAAAAACCGTACTAATCACAAACGCTCGCCACACTTGAGTAGTGTTGTTAAGCATTTATCCATTTGTGATGGGATTAGTCAGACCTTTTGTCCTCCTACTGAAGACATGTATCACACTTATGATACTATGATAGATAATAGTTCTAAGGTTAGGCCTACGGAGTTTTATACTGCAAGGGCAGCTAAAGATTCTATATCTTCTATGTTATCCGACGCTGTTACCATTGCTTTGGATACACATGAGCCATACAGATTGTTAGCTCCTCGTAATTTGCATGCAGCCCTGCAAGGGATTGGTGTGAATTTAGCTGGTAAATTAGCTATTAACACATCTATGGGACCTCTTGGTGGTGGTACCAAGAACCTCCATATAGGTACTGGCTTTAATCCACTCACCAGTGAGATGGACTTAGGTTTCCGTGAGGATAGCCCCATTGGTATGGACGTCATTAGGCAGTATTACGAGATTATAGTTCGTAGGTCTAAAGGTGAGGTTGGTCTCACTATCAATAGTGTGTGTCCTAAGGATGAGGTTTTACCTGTCAAGGGGCTCACCATTGATGGCAAGCCTTTCACTAAACCCACCAGATCTATAAATGTCATGGATGTTGCACACACACTAGTGATGCGATCATATTTCCAGCCAATTATGTTGCTTTTGGGTTATGATTCGTTCGCTTGTGGACATGCTGTTGGTATGGATCCTACCATATCCAATACTGCATTGTTGAAAAGGCTTATTGGTAGTGATAACATCTCGGGTTTGGACAAAGTTAATTTCATCGCCATGGATTTTAGCAAGTTTGATCTCAATTTGTCTTCTGATCTTATGTCTTCAGTTATGGATATTCTTATTAATTTGACTCTTTTATTGCCTGGTTATACCAATAATGATCGTCAAGTTATGGGGTCCATTGCATACGATTTAGTCAACCCGACTATGGTGATCGGGGGTACTCTAGTGCGGTTTACTGGTACTAATACGTCCGGTAATCCACTGACTACTATGATCAATTGCATCGCCAATTTGATCATAAATTGCCAAATTCGTCTAATGTGTTTGGCAGACATTAAGTCAGGTATTGGTAATGGTCCTGGACCACGAGATTATTCCATGGTCACGGTCGACGACTGCACGTTTGTTAAGAACACCAGGTTTACAACATATGGTGATGATAACATTCTGTGCAACCCGGTTGGTGACCCGGTTGATCAGCTCGTTACCATTGAATATGGTGCAAGACTTGGCTTAGTTATCACGGGCTCTGATAAGAGCGTCGAGGCTACTAAACATGCTAGGGATTTTGGGTTTTTGAAGCGCAACTTTGTTGTGTATTCAGACCCAGATAACGGTCGCATTGTGGTAGTTTTGGCTCCATTGGAGCTAACCTCCATTTTTAAACCCTTTGTGTGGGGTACTTTTAAGGAGGATTTAATAGATCACTACGCTGGTCTTATTAAGGGGGCCATTGGTGAACTTGTTCAGCATGGCCAAGTGGTGTATGATGAGTACGTTGCAAGTTTGAGATCTTTGATCTTAGACATCAACGAGAGTCGTAGACCGCGCAAGAATGGTCCCGAGATCGTACGGAACCTTTCAGGGATGTTTGATGACAGTCATTTCCCAACATGGCACGATGCCATGATCAACAAGTATGGAGACTTGTTGAGTGATGGTGGCGGTGGTTTTATAGACCCCACCACCTTGTTAGTCACCCGCGTTTAGCGGGTGCAAGCCCCCACGGCTTTGTTAGTGGTTTTTGTGGCAATGGGTGTCGCGTTGCTTGCGACCCCAGCCTTAGTAGGCGAACACCCACAATATAAAACTTTTTGTTCTTTGTGCTTCCAATGTAAATGTTACAGTGCACCGAACCATGCATGCATACAAAAATGGTTTATGTCCCGGACGAGATATCCGGGGGTATGTGGGTACCTACCCACCTGTGTTGACTCGTATCGAGTTGAGTCACCACAGTATTTGCAACTCGTCTGAGCCTAGGTTAGTCACGCCTCAGGCCAGTACTTTTAGTACATCAATTAGCGCGCCTAACACAACTAGTGAGAATGTTGAGTTTATGGACGCTAATCCCGCATACGATTATGTCGTGGAGGGAAACGGCGACCCCACTCGTGGGGTTGCCGATTTGGATGATGCCCAGCTTGGGAGCTTCTTATCAAGACCTATTTTGATTAAAGAATTTTCCTGGCAACAGGGTTTGTCATTCTTCGAGACCTTTGACCCCTGGTCAGAGTTTTTCAACAATCCGAGAAATATTAATCGCATATCTAATTTCAATCTTATGCGTTCTCGATTGTGTGTCAAGTTTCTAGTGAATGGTAACGGGTTTTACTACGGTCGCCTTGTGGCGTCGTATAACCCACTGCCAGGCACGGACCAGGTTACGGTCAATAGGGGTTTGAACATTAAGCAGGATGTTATTGGCGCTAGCCAACGTCCTCATATTTATATTAATCCCACAGAGTGTCAGGGTGGTAGCCTGTGTGTTCCATTTTTCCATTATCAGAACGCACTTAAGGTTCCTGAAGCTCAGTGGTCTGAGATGGGCGCCATGACTTTGCAAACGTTGAATACTTTGCGCAACTGTAATGGCGCCGCCACTGTTGACTCCTTTGTTACAGTGTCGGTATTTGCATGGGCTGAGAATGTGGATCTATCTGTTCCTACTTCTCAAAACCCTTCTACTATTACTCCTCAGTCTGATGAGTATGGTGTCACGCCCGTTTCAGCGGTGGCATCCACTGTGGCCAGGGTTGCCGGCGCGCTTACAACAGCACCTGTCATAGGACCGTTTGCAAAGGCCACTCAGATTGCCGCCAAAGGTGTAGGTAGCGTTGCTTCCTTGTTTGGCATGTCAAGACCTGCCGTGATCGATCCAATTCAGATTTATAAACCTGAATATGTTGGTGGTTTGGCAAACACCAATGTTCCGGATGGAACTAACAAGTTGTCTCTTGATGTCAAACAGGAGGTGACTGTGGATCCAACTGTCACTGGTGTGGGTTCTGCTGATGAGATGACACTTAAGAGTGTTGCCATGAGGGAATCCTATTACACCACATTTGCTTGGGATCAAACGGGCGGGGTCAAATCTGTTCCTGGTTATAAACTTTTCCAGACACAGGTTATGCCCACCGTTTACCAAACGTTTGGATCTGGCCAGAATATGGAATATCATAATGTACCAGCTGGTATGGCTGCCTTGCCTTTCAAGTATTGGGGGGGGTCCATGGAATTTAGATTTCAGATTGTGTCATCCAACTTCCACCGAGGACGCATTCGCGTCGCGTGGGACCCTTGTAATTTAGACGGAGGGACAAATTCAACTGATTACAACACCATGTACACCAAGGTTGTTGATATTGCAGACATGCGAGATTTCACATTCAAGGTGGGATGGGGAAGGGAATACAGTTTCCTGCCCGTTCAAAATCCCATGCAGTTGTACGATGGCCTTCCTTTGCCGACCTTTGCTGACGGTCCGACAGCACCCGCTGTTCTTCAGCAGGTACTTGGTAATGGCACTCTGTCAGTTTTCATTGTTAATGATCTGACTGTTCCCAATTCTGATCCTGCTATTGATGCAAGTGTAGAAGTCAATGTCTTTGTCAGCATGTGTGATGACATAAGACTAGCTGAACCAACTGACAATGCGTTGCGGAGCATTACTTATTTTGTGCCTACCGCAACGGTTACCCCTCAGTCAGATGAGGGCACGGCTCTTGTTCAGGAAAGTGCACCTGTGTCAACAGATGTTTCCGTGGCTGTAGGTGCCGTCGGCGCAACATCAGACCATACTATGGATGTTTTCTTCGGGGAGGAGATAACGTCCATACGCCAACTTCTGAAGCGTTATAATTTACATAGCGCTACTTCTACTGGCACTCTTGCCAATGAATCAGAAGGGTTCACGATGAAGCTTAAGATGCCAGATTTTCCCTATTACAATGGGTATAATCCAGAAGGTCCTGCTGTATCAGTCAATGGCAATTTTGCCTACTCACACATGACCATGCTTAATTATTTCACACCAGCATACGCCGCTTATCGCGGTGGGCTGAGGTGGAAACATTTTGCGACCAGGGCTCCCACGAACCTTGGACAGACATTTTCCCGACAGGATGTCATGTCGGATGTTAATATGACAGTGGAACGTGGTGACGGGTCAGAGGTTGTTCTGACCTCCACGGGTTTGTATGAGCCTTATTCATACAGCACACAGTCGTCTGTTTTTAGGCCCTTGTCAGGGCCTACAACTGTTTCGGCTGAACAGTGCGCTAGTGTCCTCACCAATTATCATTCGATGATTGATGGGGCATTCACTAGTCCTTTGCATCTTAATCCTTCTTTAGAGGTTGAGATGCCTTACTACACGAATAGACGTTTTTATGCGGCTAGACGGATACGTAATTTGGACAACAGGGGTCGGTTTTTCGACGAGAACCCTGGAATACATGAGTTGACTGTGACTGGCATGAAGAGTACTATACTCAGTTATGTTTCTGTCGCAGAGGACTTTAGTTTGGCATTCTTTGTAGGTGTGCCAATAATGTATTCGCTTGGGGGTGGTGGCCCCAATCCAGTGCCGGATGTTTTCTTTCCGGTTTAAAAGACCCAGCACGCGGTCTCTCGAATTTTCGAGTTTTCAAGACGCCTTGTGGCGGCTTTGTATTTTAGTATATGTAATATAATTTAGAGTTTTAAGCTGCCCAGCGGGTAGTGGAATTTCCTCTTTTAGTTTAGTG